CACTTCAAGCTCATCAGACTCAGGAACATCAATCTCTATAACGCCAATGCCGGGAATGAATGGCAGTGCTGCTGGAGCTATGGTTGATGTACAAGTTTCTAACTTATCTGGAGAAATTGATACTGCTATGTCGGGAGCTATGACAGCTTCAGAAGCAGACTCAATCGCAGATCAAATTGTTGCTGCAAATATTGAAGCACAACAACAAGAAGGCGAAAGTACTCAGGAAGAAACAGGAAAGTATGGAGACGAGAGCACTCTTGTAGCCTACTTAGGATATGTGCCGGGTTTTAATGCCTATACAGATGCACAACTTCCAAAACAAACAAGCTGGTATGAACCAAAAGCACTCGACGGTGGTGTTATTGGAGACAACGTACTAGCATTTTATGAACTGGCAGGAACTAATATAAGAAATATGACTGCTATGGTTAATTCACAACCAAATTTATTAGGAGAATAAGATGGGATTCTTAGAAAACAAAATAACACAATTTATAGCTTTAGTAGGTATCATTGGTACTTTAGCAGGCTTTGGATACACAGGAGCAACTTATGTGAATAGGATAGATAACCTAGAAGCAAAAATTGGCGGAGTAAAAGAAGCTGATGAAGGACTCGGAGCAATCGAAGTAAGAATTGAAGCTTTAGAAACTTCTATTGAGTTTTTAAACGCAGGTTTATTACAAAGTGATGATGAAGCAAATGAACGGATTTCACGCTTAGACAAAATGTCCGAAGCTGTATCAGATATTAAATCCGATATTGCTACACTCAATGCTGAAGTAAAAAATCTAAAAGAAAATACTGAAGGCAACCCCCTTAGCGGATAATGAGTATTTCGATACTACTAGTAAGTATAATCTTACTTACTAGTTTTAAGGACATACCAAGTGACATGCAGTCCAAAAACCCACCAGAGAAAAAAGATCCTATGGAACGCTTTCATGAGTGTAGGGATAAGTTTTACACTGCTTATCCAGATGAAATAATAGAAACAGACTGGCATAAGTGCATGCAGAGGAAAAAGAATGAAGTACTCAAAACTAAAAGAATATCTAATAACAACACCAGACCCTGAACTAGCAGCAGACTTTATACTACTAGTATTGTGGGGTGTAATTATCGGTTCGTTTATAGCAGTATCAACAATGCTACTAAGGTTCGTAATCGGATAGAAAGTCATTCAAGTACCTCCATACAATAACCAAGTAAAAAATAGTTCTTGACATCAAGTATCAATTTTGATATAATTACTACATAGAATTTTTATATTCAAAGCAACAAGGCAACTTACATGAGCGAGATTAAAGATAATCACGAAGAAATTATGGAAATAGATGGAAGATTAACAACACACGAAGCTATTTGCGCTGAACGCTGGAAAACTGTATTCAATCAATTAGAGGGAATAGAGAAGCGATCAGGTAAACGATTTGATGATGTTGGCGAATCAATAACCCGTTTAGAAACCATACTAATATCAGCCGCAGCAACAGGATTATTGGCTGGAGCTGGTTTAATAATTTCTCATATCTCAATGCTGCCTTAAAGGAGACTTTATGAAACAACTACTTACACTACTACTTACATTACCTATGTTTGCCTTCGCAGACTTTTCAGGTTCTATGCAAACTACATCAGACTACTTTTACAGAGGCGTAAGCCAAACCCAAGGATCTTCAGCTATACAAGGTGGAGTAGATTATTCCAATAGTGGCTTTTATGCAGGAGTATGGGGATCAACAGTAGACTTTAATACTGATACAGAAATCGAATATGATTTCTTCGCAGGATACACAGTCGCATTAGATGATTTAGCTATTGACGTAGGAGTAATTCAGTACAATTATGATGGAGACCTTGACTCTGTAGAAGAATTATTTGTAGTTATGAACTACTCATGGGCTTCTTTTGGATTTTGGTTTGATCAAGATAATTCAAATTCAGACTATACTCAAATCGAAGTAAGTCTACCTTTCATCACTTTTGCTGATGTTACACTAAGACGCGGAGAGTTTAGTGATGACTCAAGCTATAACCAAATTACATTTTCAAAAGATTTAGGAAACAAATTCACATTAGCACTCGAAGTAGTGTCAGAGGAATCTGTTGAAATAGACCTTGAAGATAGAATGGCTTTTACTCTACAATATAGTTTTTAATGGCCTATTCTCAGAAAGTCGTACAACGCTTTGAAGAAGTATTAAAAAATCCAGCAGCACACGCAGTCGGTAGGTTTGATCCTAAAGACCCTAATGTTGCAACTGGTATGGTGGGTGCACCCGCTTGTGGGGATGTAATGAAACTTGATCTTAAGCTAGACAATGATGACAGAATACTAGATGTTAAGTTTAAGACTTATGGTTGCGGTTCAGCAATCGCTTCTTCTACTATGTTTGTGGAAATGTTAAAAGGAAAAACAACCGAAGAAGCAAAACTAATAAAAGACAAGGACATCGCAGATGCTCTTGAACTCCCAGCAATCAAATATCACTGTTCAGTACTAGCTGAATCAGGTATAAAGAAAGCAGTAGAGAATTGGGAACAGAAAAAAGCACACAGGCTACATAATGGAGGCCCTGAATAATGGAAAAAGGATACCAAACAAAAGATATACAAGGAGCATCAAATAAAATGCAAGAACCAAAACCAAGCGGAATGAAAGCACCTCAGAATATGGAAGATGGTGCAATTTTTGAGAAGGACGGAATGTTCTTTTTTAAATGGAAAGGTGGAGAATGTGGATATCATTCAATGTCAGACGCAGAAAAAGGATTAATGAAAGTAAGTGGCAAATCTAATAGCTAAAATCAAAGATTGGTGGTACTGGTCTCTTAGTTGGTTTATTACTTACTATGAACTTACAGTTAGTTATAACAATCAATGGGGTGATGCAGACGATCAAACCTTTATAGTTAAAAAATTCTACAAAAAACAACCAAACTATATCCGATTTAAAACACAAGATGGAGATATAGTCGAATTACGAGGCGCAGAAGGCCTCAATTACAGGATAAAACAGATATGATGGAACTTATAGTAATAATATTACTACTTAATTGGGCAGACGGTCCAAACGAACAAGAAGAAGTAGTAATTCCTACAATAGACGTACCAAGTAACGCAGTAAATACTACAACAGTAACAGCGTTAGCTGAAGTATTAACAGCAATTACAAAAACTAACACAAGTACTAATACAGATACTACTACAACTACTATAACAGCAACAGAAACTGGAACTCCTATGGCTATTATAGCTACAACTACAGGTGTTACAGTAACGAGTACTAATATTGGAACAAGCACTACGACTTCAACGTCAACAGGAACATGAATCAGATATTTATAGGAATTATACTACTATTAGGGTTTAGTACTTACTATTTTTATAGTCAAAACTTAATATTAGCAGGAAACAATTTAGCACTAGAAGGTGCAGTTGCAACGCAGGAAGCAGCGATAGAAAGTCTAAAAGGAGACTTTGCGCTTCAGACTACCCAGTTGCAAGAACAAACACTCAAGAGTCAAGCGGCTCAGCGAGAATTAAATCGATACAGTGATTTTATAAAAAATTACAAACTATCAGCAAAAATATTAGAAAACCCAGTAGAAATGGAAAGGAAAATAAATAATGGAACAAAACATGCATTTGAGGACATTGAGAAACTTAGCGGTACCGTTGACGATCTTGATGATGGTCTCCAGTTGCAGTCTACTATCAACTAAACAGATAGAAGTAACTGCCAAACCGATGGAGCGAACATTTGTTCAACCCGTTATGCCCCGAGAAATAAATCTTGGTGTACCACAATGGATTGTAGTAACTCCAGAGAATTGGGAAGAGCAATTAGAAAGAATTAAAGAGCAGGAAGGTGAAGTACTTTTCCTAGCTATGACAGTACCAGACTATGAAGTCATGTCTGTCAACATGAAAGAGTTAAAAAGATATATAACCGAACTGAAAGATGTAGTAGTCTACTATAAAGAAGTCACTGCACCTCAGAATGATGCACAAAAACAGAATTAAAATCTGTAATACCTGCGATCAGTATACAAAATTTAAGGTGTGCAAAGCATGTAAGTGTTTTATGCCACTTAAAGCAAGGCTAACTAGGGCATCCTGCCCGAAAGGCAAATGGGAGAAGTAAATGGATTGGTTAAAACAAAGAGTTTCTGAGAGAACATCTTGGGACGGAGCAGTAATTATCGTCGTGTGTGGTTTAGTACTATTCACAGGCGGATTAGCTAAATTATTAGCAATAGGAGGCATGTGCTACGGCATATGGACTTGTTACGAGGCGGAATAATGCCATCAGGTAAAGGAACTTATGGGAAGACTAGAGGTCGCCCAAAAAAGAAAAAGCCAGCAAAACGCGGTAAGAAGAAAGGTATGAGGCATGGCTGCTAGACGCAGACCAGCACGAAGAAAAGCTTCAGCTAAGAAACGTAACATACCTACTAATAAGAAGCTATACGCAAGGGTAAAAGCTGCAACAAAACGAAAGTTTGCAGTATACCCTAGCGCGTATGCTAATGCTTATCTTGTAAGAATGTACAAAAAAGCAGGGGGTAAATACCGTCGTGGCTAAGGGTGGATTAAGTACATGGTTCAAACAGAACTGGGTAGACATATCTAGACCCAAAAGAAAGGGTGGATTCGAAAAATGTGGCAGACCAAAAGCAGGGAAGAAGAAATATCCGAAATGCGTACCAGCTGCAAAAGCAAGTCGAATGACAAAAAAGCAGATCAGATCGGCAGTTAGTCGAAAACGATCTAAGAAACAAGGAGTAGGTGGAAAACCTACTAATGTTAGAACATTTAGGAGAACTACACGTGGCCGTAAGAAGAGCTAGAAGTAAAAAGTCCTCAAAGTTAAAAAGAGTGGGCGTATCAGGATATAATAAACCAAAGCGTACGCCCAAGCACCGAACAAAATCTCATGTTGTTGTAGCAAAAGTTGGTACAAAAACAAAGGTTATACGATTTGGACAACAAGGAGTGTCAGGAGCAGGAAAATCTCCAAAAACAATGGCACAGAAAAAAAGAAGAGCCTCATTCAAAGCTCGTCACGCCAAAAATATAGCTAAAGGCAAAATGTCAGCAGCATATTGGGCAAATAAGGTAAAATGGTAAATAAATTTAAACAAAAAGCTAAACAACTTTGGAACATGATCAACGGTACAGACAAAAACCTAGATGGTAAAGTCGATATTGACGATGCATGGATTACAGCAAGGCAAAAAAGCAAGAAACGTTCAAAGAACGTTAAGGAGAGATAGAGATGTCTATGAGATTAATGGCAGCAGAAGTTGCCTGTGGCACTAATGTTGGAGCAGCTTCGACTTTTGAAAACGCAGTATATGTAAGACTAGTTAATTCTGGAGCAACAGCAAGGTTAGTAACTGTAGCAAATGCAGCAGATGTAACACTGGCTTCAATTACAATCGCACCTGGGGAAGTAACATTCCTAACTAAAGATCAAGACCATCAAATATTTGCAGCGCACGCTGAAGTATTAGGTGTACCAATAATATGGAGTTAAACTTGGATAATAAAGAGTGGTTAGAAGATATTGCTGCTTACAGCACTTCTACACTTGCTTTACTTAATAGAAAAGCAGAAAAATCCAAACAGATTTCCGATGGAGATCAGGTCATGAGTGAAATATGTATAGGATACTTGTATCTTTTACACACACTAAACACACAAGGGATATTGGAAACAAAATCAATAGGTAACGCATTAAATCGAACTGTGCACTAATGTTAGATGTTAGTAGAACAGATATCGTAAGTAATTCGTTTATGGACTTTCCTACTTCGGAAAGATTTATTAAGTTACCTATAGATTCTTACCTTGACTTATTAGGAATTACTCCTAACAGTTCACAGACAGCGCTGATTAATGCTGTCAACAACCCAAAATACAGATTCGTATGTGCCGCTATTTCTAGACGGCAAGGGAAAACATATATAGCAAACGTTATCGGGCAACTTGTTTCACTTGTGCCAGGTTCAAACATTCTTATTATGTCACCCAACTACTCTTTGTCTCAAATATCATTTGACTTACAGAGAGGACTAATAAAACATTTTGATTTAGAAGTTACAAAAGATAATGCAAAAGATAAAGTAATAGAACTCTCCAATGGTTCTACTATTCGTATGGGTTCAGTTAATCAAGTTGATTCTTCAGTAGGAAGATCATATGATTTAATAATTTTTGACGAAGCAGCACTAGCTGATGGCAAAGACGCATTTAACGTCGCCCTTCGTCCTACACTAGATAAAATGAATAGTAAAGCAGTATTCATATCTACTCCCAGGGGTAGAAATAACTGGTTTGCAGACTTTTATCACAGGGGTTTTAGTGAAGAGTTCTCCGATTGGGCTTCCATTCGCGCAACTTATCATGAAAATCCACGCTTCAGTGATGATGATATCAAAGAAGCAAAGAAAGCTATGTCCTCAGCAGAGTTTGCCCAAGAATATATGGCAGACTTCAACACATATGAAGGACAAGTATGGAATTTTAATTTTGAAGAGTGTGTTGCAGACTTAAGTCAGCTAGATACTAGTGATATGGATGTGTTCGCGGGATTGGATGTTGGGTATAAAGATCCAACAGCATTGTGCGTCATAGCCTATGATTGGGATCAGCAAAAATTTTATCTTATAGATGAGTACATGGACGCAGAAAGAACTACAGAACAACATGCCACAGAAATTCGCCGAATGATAGACAAATATAGTATTGATTACATTTATATCGATTCCGCAGCACAACAAACAAGGTTTGATTTTGCTCAGAATTATGATATTTCTACGATTAATGCTAAAAAATCTGTTCTAGACGGAATCGGGCATGCGGCCGGTATCATAGATAATGATAGATTGATAATAGATCAAAGATGTTCACAGGCATTGTCATGTGTAGATCAATACCAATGGGATCCAAATCCCAACTTACTGAAAGAAAAGCCAAAACATAATATGGCAAGTCATATGTCAGACGCTCTTAGATATGCGCTGTACACATTTCAAGAATCTTCGGGGAGTTTTTAGTTTTGACCTGCCAAAAAATAAATGTTGACATGAAGGTGAATTTTTGGTATAATTTTATATAAATAGGAATTTATGGATTTAAAACGAGATTTAGTCAAGTA